TCAATAATGAGCAGATCAGCACCTTTACCAGTAACAGTACCGCCAACACCAATAGCAAAATACTCCCCGTTAGCATTAGTACTCCAACGCCCAGCAGCTTTACTATCCGATCTAAGAGATACATTAGGGAATACTTTGGCATAGTTTTCTCCATCGACTAAGTTACGGACTTTACGTCCAAAGCCAACCGCAAGCTCCGCTGTATTAGAACATTGGATAATTTTCTTTTGTGGGAATTTGCCTAAGAACCAGGCAGGAAGCAAATAAGAAGCAAACTCAGACTTAGTATGACGAGGAGGCATATTAATGATAAGTCGCTTGATTTTCCCACTGGCTATCTCCTCGAATTTTTGTGCCATTAATGCGTGATGTTGGCCATGAATAAAGTTTGGCCACATGGTTTTGACAAATGACATAAAGTCAATTTGCCCTGATTCCCTGGTTAAAGACTCCTGATAAGCCGCAGCCAGCGGCAGCAGTGGAGCCTGCTCATCCTCTGGAAGCAGCTTAATAATCTCTAAGAGATCATCCATTGATATTTCTCAACTTCAAGTAAGCGGGACGAATAGATCTGGTTCTTTTAGTATCGCCTTTACATATCCCTAGCTCAATTAAGGTCCTCATCTTGCGGGCTACATTTCCCCGCCCCCTATCGCCAGTGATGTGCATAATATCGTCTATAGTTGGTCCAAAGCCATATTTAGCCCACCATTCTTCGATTACTAGATAGATTTCTTTTTGTACAGGTGTCATAGATAGGTCAAATATACAGGGGTGTTCTCACCCACATAGCAACCTTCGATGTTGTAGTAAAAATACTCCCAAGCTTCTTCTTTGCTCATATCCCGCATGAGGATGTTAATAACCTTGTCAAGGTCATAGCATAAAGCCTGGGTTCCTAAACGGTTGATTACACCGACTATGGCTTCTTCTAAGCCGTCAGCCTGCACTAACTCTGGGTAGTCTTCTATTGCAAACATTGAATCTCCTCACCTATAAACCCGTCTATGCCACCGTTGATTGCCATGTTGACCATCTCATTAGCCAACTCTAAGGCAAGGTCTTCGCCACTGGTGTGCATGGTCACTTCGCCTGTTTCCTCGATTTGTATGTGAATACTTGCTAACATTGTTTTTTTCAAGAAATATCCCCCCCGTCATTTTGTATAGATTTACCTATGGGGGTCATTTGTAAGTCAGTGCCCACTTCTACCCACTGGGGATTTGATACCCCCTCCCCTATCTGTTGGGATTGATTGTGTGGAATACTATGCAAATGTCCCGCCACGGACTCGGCCAAAAAATGGGTGGTGGCACTTGGTGGGGGGTCGACTTTTGCCGTTTCACTGGCCGTATCCCCATCCGCAGAGATGGATTCCAGTTGCAATGGTTCTGATTGATCGCTGGGTTGATCCTTCACCTCTGTTATCTCATGGGCTTCTACATCCTGTATCTCTCTGAGTAGATCCTCAGCCGTTCTCTTGGTCTGAGTTCTCAGGGATTTGGAATTAGCGATGGCAAGCTGGACGGCATCCATGAGCTTGGCCTTCAAACTGGCAGAGTCAACGCTATGCACCAGCTCCCGTCTCTCAGTGAACAGTGCCACCTCAGTCATCTTCCCCACCAGCTCAAGAGCCCTGAGTTGCTCAGTGGGCTTTAGGTCATCATTTAATGCCATGCTAGAGAGCTTATGGATAGCGAGAGCCCTTAAACGAGTGGGTAAAAGATATTCCTCCACCTCTTTCTGTGCTTCCAGTGCCTGTATGTAGGTGCTCACATTGGGACGACTGGCCACCTTGAGGGCATCCCGATGGGCAGTAGTCGCTTTACCCTTCGTATCATATGCCCTACGATAAGCCTCAGTCTTGTTCCCCGTCTTCACCAGTTGCTCAGCAAACTCCTTCTCCTTCTTCGTAAGCTGGGTTTGTTTGCTCCTAGAGCCAAGAATGATCGTATCAATCGGGACTGTGTTCAATCCTTCCTTGATCTCTTTACGGGTGAGCTTCTTCATGGGTCTGCTTTAAGTATTCCATAGGTATATCAATACCCCTAAGTATAGACTATCTATCTCATGGTTGGGGACGGGCATATACATACTCTCTTATATCTCTTACTGCTTCTTCCGTATCAACACTGTTCGCCTTCGGCTATGGCGGGCTTTTAGCGGCACTCATGCGGGCTACAGAGCTCTGCTTCCCTTTTTTACGGACACTGCATCACAAGTAAGGCAATTATCACCTGGGCGGTCTGCCCTGAGAGCCTTATCCAGCAAGGGTCTAAAAATATTTTGCAGAAAGTGTTGCAAGTCAAGTGTTTTGGATTATCATTTAATCTCATTCACTAGATGAATGATTTTTAAACCACCTACTAGGAGCAGATATGCAGACACTACAAGACACAATCGCCATATGGGATAAGCAGATAGATGAGGAGAAGATGATTCAAGTTGTAAGAGCATACGCTGGAGCTTTATACAACGAAGGTTGGGATGCGATAGTAGAAGCATGGTCGGATGGGGATATTCTTGAGTATCTATCAGAATCCCAGTTCGATATGGCTAAGACGCTTAAAGCCATTCAGGAATGGATTGATCTTCGTCAGGAGATGTCTGATAACTGCCAGTTCTAACCCAGTCAAACTGATGAGCCTTCAATAGGCGAAACCCTTCGGGGTCTTTGACAACACTGCTAGGAGATAACGATGCAACCATCACTACTCAAGAAGATAGCTAAGGGAGAGTTCTTTAAGCTAAACTGCTAGGAGATAACGATGCAACCATCACTACTCAAGAAGATAGCTAAGGGAGAGTTCTTTAAGCTAAAGGGCACTGAGACTTCCCCTGTTTGGGTCTGCGACTACTACTGCCGTTCTTCCCGTCAATACTGGGTTCATAAGTTTGACGATATGAATCATGGGAAGTTCATCAGGGGTAATCGTGTTGTTTTTACTGGTTTTACTTTCTAAGGAGATTGATTATGTTTGGAGTAATTGCCTGTAGTGATCCTAAGTTCCCATACGCTATTGAGGATGAGAATGGAGAGATCATGGCACTGTTTGCGTATATGGACGAAGCCTTGAAGGTAGCTGAGTTCTTGAATCGGTCTTGAGTGCTGTAATCCTGATGCCCTTCGGGGTATCGGGATTGCCATTCGGTAATCATTAACTGCTAGGAGAAATAAATTGGAAACACAAACCAACACAATCGATTTAACCCAGTTCTTTGGCACTACCCAGTATTGGAGGACTCAGCCTATGTTTGCACCGAAGCTGGTTCATACCGATGGGGTTCAATACTTTGCTGATACTGCTGGGGCTTACTGGTTCTTGGATATCGTGGCTACTGAGGGCTATGAGCTCCATAAGAAGAATCCCTTTATGTCTATCAACATGGAAGTTGCTGATGGTAAAGCCGTTATTGCTTTTGATGATGGGGATTTGAATACTTTGAAGATTAAGAAGATCGCTATGACTGATTGCCCTTCGGGCATTTATACCTTCTTCTTGGCCGACAATGTCTTTATGTTGACTTCGGAGTATTGATCGTGGCAGAGCTCATTGATAGCATGACAGTGAGCTCTCCTCTGATGCTGGAGGGGAGCTGGGGGCAGAGAGATTTGGGGACTCATGAGTCTACCTTAGAGCTCTACTACCACAAAGACTGCACTGGGTTCATTGAATGGGATATTCCTGAGCTGGACTTGTTTGAGCATATTGGTCTGTGGTTTTCCATTGATCGGGATGGCAAACGGAGTCTGGTCGAATATGATGGGGTCATGTCATTGAATGACCATGCGATTGCCCTACTTCGTAAGAATGGGGTTTATGTTAATTCTGAGGAGTTTGAATAATGGATACTTTGAAAGAGCTGTATCAGTTGATGACTGTTGTATGGTCTGAGCTGTTGTCCTTCGGACTGATATTGGCGGGCTTTTATGCCATATGGTTAGTAGTTTCTGCAATTCTCAAATGGGGGAGAGTCATATGATCTGTGAACATAGTGGTGATAGCTGGTGGGAATACGATGCTCAAGGTATCCCGTTGGCAAGGGTCTGCGATAAATGCGTGGATGCAGTCTTGAGCAAATATCGGCCTGAGATTTTGTCGGGCTATTCACAATCTGATGTAGATGAATCAATCGAGGAGCAATAACATGGGAGTTGAATCAAACCTATATACGACTGTTCAAGAAATGTATTTTGATCTAATGGACTTAGGGAAAACCAATTATTTGAAAGGGATGCCAGTAGCTGGTTTTCAGGAGTTTGACAATATGCGTGATTTTATTGACGAACAGATAAGTAAATTACATTACCTTGAGAATCATATGAGAGCATTGTTTAACATTACTGAGGAGCAATAACATGGGATGGACTGGAATGACTCCGCCTTATCATGGCGATAAAAAACGCTGGTTGGCAGACGAATTTAAACAAGTTGGTGAAATTGGCACTAACCCGTCTTTTGAGTTGACTGATATCAGCATCAAGGGACGGGAAGCATACGGCATTCTGAATGTCGTTAAAGCCGATGGCACTAAGACTGGGTTTGGCATGGTCATATTGCTTGAGTGTTCTGCAAAAGAATGGGTCATGAAAGAAATGACAGAAGATATGATGCCTTACTACTTCAACGCACCAAAGAAGCTGATACATAAGCTGGATGAGCTTTACCCAGCATTGAATGACAATGCCCGTAAATGGCGTGAGAAGTGCCTATCAAACTGATGAGTCTGTAAGGACGAAACTGGAGTGATCCAGTCTTTGATTAACTGCTAGGAGATTGAAATGATGTTCAAACTGGAAATACGCACTGATAACGCAGTGTATGAAGAATCACTGTATGACGAATTGGTTGCCAATTTAGAGCTGGTCTCAAATATGATTGATTCTCAGCAAAAATCGGGGACTATCAGGGATACCAATGGTAATCGTGTTGGGCAGTTTTACATGACTGAGGAGGAGTGATCATGGGTTTAGATATGTATTTGACCGCAAAGCAATATTTGTGGAATCACAAAGAAGAAGAGCAACATTTACGCAAGGATGTGGCGAAGGTGTTGGGGGTTACGGCCTACGATGCCAAGTCGGTATCCTTTGATGTGATGTATTGGAGAAAGTGCAACGCTATCCATAATTGGTTTGTCGATAATGTTCAGGAGGGACTTGATGACTGCGGGGAATACTGGGTCGATTCTGCCCAGTTGGACGAGCTGGTTGCACTATGCAACGAAGCATTGGTAAATCGTGATGAAGATATTCTTAAGCCAGTATCGGGATTTTTTTTCGGCAGCACTGAAAAGGATGAATACTACTGGCAGAGCATTACTGAGACTAGGGACAGATTGTCGGAGATTTTGACAAACCCGTCTGCCGTTAACTGGGACTTTTACTACCAGTCAAGCTGGTAAGGATTTGACAATGAAAACAATATATATCGTGAAATCGTATGGTGCATATAACGGCTATACAAACCTTATAGCATTTGATTCTGAATCAAAAGCAGAAGCATATGCAAAAAAGATAGAGAGCCATATATCGAAAGATATTTTGGACAGTGGTGATGAGTTTGTTGAAGTTGAGCCACTTACATTGGAGGAGTTTAGTCATGCCTAAATGGATTATCAGGGCAAAGACCAATGTGATGTATGAGAAGGTGATAGAAGCCGACAGTGAAGCCGATGCTTGGGAAAAGGGTAAAGCCATACCTGAGTGCGACTTTCACTGTGTCGGTGAATATGACCATGTTGTTTACGATGTTGAACAAACTGATGACGATGAGGAAATCGAATGAATATTGCAAGAGTAGAAAAATTGCTTGTAGACACTTACAAGTTTTTAAATGATGAGATGCAAGACGAATATCCACTGGTTGATTTGGATGAAGCTATCGGCAATATTGCAGAAGCATTGGCAATAGTGCAAGGGGATCATGGGGCTTTTGACAATCAGGAGATAGATTGATGTTTGAAGTTCAACATTACACGCTATGCGATGGATGGATAAATTGCTGGAGTGAAGAGAATGAGGACGGGGTAATGATCCCGTCCATTTATAGAACATACAAAGAAGCCTTAGATGCCCTCAATGAATTTCTTGAGGATGAGCTCATGGAATACAACGCTGGCAATATTGATTCTTTGTATGAATTGGATGAATTTAGAATAATGGAGTTAGATCATGCCTAAAAATTTAGTATTGTTTGGTGATATCGAGTTTGGGGACTTTTGCAAAGGAAGAGATACATTCCCCTGTGCAGTCATCCACGAAATTAAATGCCAGTTGCTGATGGACGAAACAGATGCCGATGATTTCATGGTCAAACATGGATATAGCGGTTACTTGATCCCAGCAGAATTTAAAGGTGAAATTTATTTTTCTGAAGGATGGTCAAAATGGTTAGAGTAATGGACGATGACAACGAATATGTTCTTTGCGGGGATTCTTTAATGGTAATTGATATCGAGAATCCAAAAGATTATTGCCAAGTTGATCA